ACTTAAGACTATTATTCTTAAAAAGTTCGATATCAAGACCTTTTCTACCATATTCAGCCTGTTCATTAAAACCGTCTATACTAGGCCAGAGTTCTATGCTTTTAAAAGATTTCCACAACTCTTCTAAATCATAACCCTTAAAATTACCACTATAAGAAAGATTTGTATTATATGATAGTTCTATGTTTTTACTACAACCTGTATCTACTAAAAATTTTAACATTTTGTAATGTCCCTCTTGTACAAAAGGCTCACCACCAGCAAAATACATAATTTTAATATATTTTTTTATATGATCTATGTCTTGCCAAAATTTAATATTGTCAGTCCAGTGATCATAATGGTTAAGTGCACTTTTATCTAGTTTACCAAAATATTTTTCTTCTTTTGCCCATGAAGAAGAAGCGTAGGAACCACACATTCGACATTTAAAGTTACATAAATTACCAAAACGAAAATCAAGGTATATAGGAGGAGTATTCAGAGAGCCATCTTTTTCTGTTTTGCTGTAAAGTTTAGTGTAGGAAGAAAATTTAGAATTCATCCGTTGTCTATGACTTGAAACACCATTACTTTCCCAATCATAACAAACTTTACAATCTTTTACATAATCTCCATTAAGCATAGCCAGTCTTACTTGTTTCATGTGAGAAGAGTTAAAAGCTTCTAAAGGAGATAGGTTTTCTCCAAATAGGTTATCACTATGATTTAAAGTAAAACAGCATAAACCATACTTACCTGACAAATCTCCATACTGATGAACCCAAGGTAGTATACAACGTTTATCCTCTTGGAATTGTTCGTCCTGTTCCAGGAAAGCCTCCAAAATGAAGTTGATTATTACGAAGGGTGCAAGCTAATAAAGATTTTGAACAGACATCACCCGATGAGTCAGCTGCAATCTGATTATTAGCAGCTATAGGATTAGCATTGGCGGTCAATACGGGAGAAGATCCGGGAATAGGATCTGTCCCAGGACCCGGATATTGGCATTCAGGACCTTTATAAACCCACTGACAGGTGTTTTTATAAAATTTGCGTTTAGGAGTGACTAACTTAAAATATTGAAGCCATGAAATTAAATTAAAAGTAGCAACATCATCACCTAGTTTTTCAAGTTGATCAATTTTAAATTTGTCTTCTACATAAGATTCAGAATCAGCCAAGGGATTAACAATGTATAATGCTTCTCCAATAGGTATATCAGCTTCTAAATCATTGCTTAGAAATAGAAAAGAATTTCTTTCAATTGATTGAATTGTTCCTTCAATAGTTCCTGAGCGAGCTCTAACATTATCACCTACTCTGTATGGTAGAGTATTATAAACCTCAATTACGTTACTACTTACTGATTGAATACTACTATACTCAGGCCAGTAGTCTAAGAAATTAGCAAAAGTAGTTTTTATTTCTACAACGCCTCCTAATAGATCCCTAGTATCTTGTTTTTGCTCTGTCCAAGTACCTCCAACAGCAAGAGTTTGTGTTCTATCAAAAGACGCATTAGAGCGACCATAGTATCCTACTATGTCTGCATCATAATTCAAACCATCTGGGTTACTTGTAGTTCCAACAACTGTTCTTGGATCGATACCATTTACTAGCTCACCATTAACAGTCGCAGTTACAGAATTTGAAGAGTTATTTCCTGCTAAAAAAGGGTCTTCTATTAATCTGGTAATTATATTATCTACATTAAAAACATCTAAAGTTATTTCATCTACTGAGCCTTCAGATCCCTGCCCTAACCTAGAAGCGTTAACCGGAAAAGGAATATAAGAAGTGCCACCATAAGACACGTTATAAGATAAATCAGAAGTTAAATCACCTACAACTTCTGCAAAACGAATTGGAAAATCATTAGGCCAAGCTTTGCCTGTTCCCTGACCTGTTGGATTACCTGCATCATTAGGAGGATACCATTCTCCAGGATAATATATAGTATAGAGTCTTACAATAGGATTTTGAGAAAAAGAATTTTTCTCTGCTTTAAAAGCGCTAGGAGTTATCGAAGATATAGTTGCGATTGCAGTAGTAGAGTTAGCTGATATAACATTACTTACAAAATTAGAAGTAGAGAGTAGACCATCACCGCCTGAGCCAGTAGCTAAAGTAATGGTATTGGAATGCACTACCTCTGAAGAGGAAAATTCTTGCTGTATATTATTAAGCTTTACCTTAATTTCGTTGGTAGTTAGATTTACGTTTGCAATAAGACCAGCAGTAGCAGTGGTGTTACCAACAAGCACGTTAGTGGTAACAAACCCAAAAGCATTATCAACATTTAATATTACATCATAAGAGCGAGCGCTCATCAGTCAAAGACCTCTTGCAGGTTAAAAGATACCATATAGAAATTTTCTGTCAATCTTGAACCTGTAGAATAAGTTTGCTCAATTGATAGAGGACCTTGGAATCTTGTAGTAATTGTACCAGTTTCATTGATGTGTGACAAGTCAAAACTAAAAGATTCAAATTCTCCACTTCTTGCGTTGTAAAAGTTCTCAATAGCTGTTTTCTCAACCCCTGTAATTGATGTATATTTTATATCATAAGAACGTTTAGATCTTCTTGAACGAAGTCTGCGTTTCTCATACCCAGCTTGTGAAGCAAAAGTATTAACATCAAAAGCACGTTGAGATGTTATGCCTTTATCAGGCTTCCTATCGGCCATTGAAGTAAAACGGTCACTAGTTTCTACAGCTGCTGTAAAAGATCTAATAGTAAGAGTGTCTGCAGCTGTTTCAGATCCGAGAGGAGCTCCAGATTGAACTGTAAGGGCGTTAGAAGATGTAATAGGCTCAATAGTTTCAGTTCTATATCTTGCTACGTGAGCCAAACGAGCAAAAGATATACTCCCATTGAAGAACTCTCCTGTAGTTGTGGTATTAGAGTTTGCGCCTATAGAAACATTACCACCAGTAGCTGTCGCTGCTACATAGCCTGTGTGTGCTACCTTTACATTATTCACATATAGTCTTATATTGTCTGTTGTCGCATCATATGATACTGCTACATGGTAATTAGAACCACCATTAGCATTACCACCGTAAAGTTCTGTAACTCCCCCTGCACGATTAATTACAAATCCTACATTTGAATTTGCACCTACTAAACGAAGATTATAGTTGTTTGTAGCATCTCCATGACGAGCAAATAGAGTTTGGTTGGCAGTCATAGAAGTGCCTGTATCGGGACGAACCCACATATCTAAAGTAAAAGAACGGTCATTGGTATTAAAATCATCACTAGAAGGTATTTGTAGATAGTCATCTGTTCCGTCTAAGGTAACAAACCTGTCACCCCCAAAAGCAGAGAAAGTAGTCGTACCACCTACAAAGGTTACAGTATGAGCAGAGTCTGATTCGTCAGTTAAGTTATCATAGAAATTTGTGAGTAGTTTTGTAGCTACATTATCAGAAATATCAATCCCATTTATTCCTAAAGTTACTGATGGATAGGTATAAGAATCAGGACTTTGATACACGCCAGATAAGAATACTTGTAAATCACTTGACGATACAATGTTTGCTGTAGCAGGGAGTGCAAAAGAAGTTTGATGCGCATTTATTAAGTAAGAATTACCGTTTATAACTGTTGCTGCAGAGTTTGAAAACTCAGCTGCTAAAGATGAATAGGTAGATCTTAGCTGTTTAAGTACTGGGGGTACTGAGACAGTTTGTAGCGTTAAGTTTGAAGCATTAGGAGCGGCAAGAAAACTAGCTGTTGCTCCTGCGTTTGAAATAGTATACGCAGTGGTTTGTTGTAAAACACCATCTATAAAAGCAGCTACCTCACCCGCATGCGCTACAGAAGTAGCTAAATTAAAATCAGTTGAGACGGCTCCAGTAGAACTATAGGTTACGGTACTAGTAACTGGAAAAGCTGTGATAGGAGCGGTTGCATCGGTTGGATAAGTTGCCATTCTTTATTTCCTCAAAGACTTCTTGATCGGGCCATTATTACGTAAGTCACGAGTAATCATATCAATAATAATTTTATCACCCTGTATTCGTGGAGCAGCTGACTGTACGTTCTTTGGTGCACCTTGATTGTTTAGATTAACCTGAATGTTTGGTGGTGTCAAGTTTTTTCCGGTCGCATTCATCTGATTAAGTGCTGCACCGCCTATTGCTTTTGCTGCTGGACGACGCATTACAAACTCACCCGGCTCTAAAAGTGCTGGAACACGGTCACGAGACTGAACAGCGCCGCCACCCGCCATTTTACGAACTAAACCGCCTGAAGCTTCTTCAGCAAATCCTGCGAAGTCATCTCTATCCATAGCATCAAAAGCACCCGATCCAGAAGCTGAAACACCACCCATACTACCACCAGCTACACTGCCGTAACCACCGCCGCCGTCAGAGTCGCTTGAAAATCCTGCTGCAAGACCACTTACAAAATTACCACCAACGGTACTTGCAGATTTAATAGTACCACTAAATGTATTTTTTCCGGCCGCATTTGTAGGAATAGTGTATCCGCCACCAATATTTGCATAACCTCCAAAAGCACTCATCTGTGCTCTTTGAGTGTTACTTAAAGCACGCGCACCCTCAAGACCAGGAGCATATCCTGCTCTTCCTGCTCGACTCATTGCATTATATTCTTGAGTAGTCAAAGCTGATTGACGACCTGGGGCTACAAAGTTTGCCGTGATAAAATCACTTATGCTTGAAAACTCTACTGGAGAACCTGCAGCTCTAAACCCTTTTGAGCCACCCATTGTTGCAGCGACACCACCACTATACCCAAGCTTATCAAGAGCAAAAGGATCTATACCAGAAACCACTCCTGTTTCATCAGCTCTCATAAAGTTGCCTGAATTAGTAACATCACCAGCTTTAAAACCTTTATAGCCTGTAGCCATCTGTCCTGTTCTTCGATTAACCTCTAATCTAGCTTTCCCTTGTTGATTAGTAGGTATGCTAGGATCTTTTGAGAATAAAGTGGGAACATCAAGACCTAGCAGCGATCCTATGAAAGATAGTGGAATACCCCTTCTGCCGTCAGCTCCTATCATATCAGCTAGATTACCTCTTGGGTTAAAACTTTCTTTTGATCCAGCAATGCCCATGGCTACAGTCATAGCATCCTCTGGACTCAGCTTGTTGTTCTCCATTAAACTATTTGCTAGTTCAGACAAGCCAGGTGTCATTGGGTCTAAAGAGGCGGAAGAAGTTCCCATTATTTGATCAAGACTTTTATTACTAAACTCTACCCCAACATCATTAGCCATAGGAATACCACTACCTATATTAGCACCTGTAGTAAAGCTAGCCTTTTTAAATCCTACTGCTGATTTTGCTTTATCAAATACTCCTTTAAAGAAAGAGCCAAAGCCTTGAGGACTAGTTCTTGGTTTTGTTCCTTTAAATTTATTTTTGTTGCTTTCAGAATCTCCTCCAAAACCAAAGAAACCCGTATTCTGTTTCAACATATTTTGAACAGCATCTAAAGCGTTTGAAGGTGTTGCAGGAGTTGATATAGATGGTGCACCTCTCATTCTCATACTATTTATCACATTATCAGAGAAACTAAAGGCTCCGCCAACACTTTTAGATCTATCTGCTTCCTCTTGTGCAACAGATCTAGCCTGAGCTGGTGAAAGACCCTTTGCTTCTAGCTCCATCGCTCTAGCGACACTATAAGTAGCATTGCCTTGCATAACTTTACCACCACTTTGAAGTTGTTGGGGAGCAGCATTCATACGCATCATGGTGCCTACACCAGCTTGTTTAACAGCCTCTTTGCGCATGACAAACTCGCCTGGCTCTAGCATTGCAGGGACTCTATCACGTTTCATAGTAGCTGCATTAGGCATACCGCCTTGAGCCATGTGAACGCGACCGCCTTGTGCTATAGACATTCCAGGAGCTCCTACATTACCAGAGACAACAGCCGCAGGATTAATACCACCACCAAACATGCCGCCAATACTACCAGTAATAACGTCAGTTAAAGGATCAACAATGGTTTTTCTGAATACAGCTTGTTGAATCTCACGAAGCATGTTTCCAACCATGTCTTTAAACGTATTTGCAACCATGCCCATAGTAATTGAACCGTCAATTAAAGCGTCATTGAGTTTCATAAACGCACCAGTAAAGCTCTCTTTAACAATAGATTGTGACTGATCTAAAGCTTGACCTAAACGATCTTCAGAGCGTGCTAGCGTATCAACACGTTGATTAAGTGTTTCGAGAGTTTTGATACGTTGTTGATCAAGTTCTTCAATCTTTTGAGTAGCTTGAGCACGAAGCTCAAGTTCTTGAAGAGGGAGTCCGTCGAGTTTAGTTTCTTGCAGCTTAATTTCTGCAGCTAACTCTTGTGCCTTGCCTGCAAGAGTAGCTGCAAGAGTATCACGCTCTATTTGACGAAGTTTTTCTTGACCTATAATCTGTGATGAGATACCGTCTTGCTGAAGTTGATTAAGATCGTTTGTTCCTTGTAGTTGAGTGGTTGTATTACCTCTTCTTACATCAAAAATATTACCTTGTTGAGCTATATTAGTTTCAGTACTAGCAATAGCCGCTCTAAGAGCTTCACCAGTAGTTTTAGGTATATCTGCAAGATTATCTAAAAATTCTTGAGTAGCACCCTGTCCTTGAGCGACTCCTAAAATTTCTCCTACTGCCTGTACAAAAGGACTATTTTTTCCTGTTCCCTCTATGAATGAGTTTACCGTATTAGCAAAGCTTTCATAACCTTTAAGTTGACGAAGTGTTAATTCAGATTGTTGTTTAAAAATAGCTTCTTCAGAGTCAATAGCGTCAAGTTGTGCTCCCGCACGAGTGAAGGCTATCTGTCTCTCTCTTTCAAGCTGATCTTTTTGATTTATTAATTTTTGTTGTTCAAGAGCAGATTGCTGGTCAAAAATAGATAACTGTTCTTTATTAAACTTTTCAAGAGCAGTTTCTTGCTGTTTTAATCCTTCAAGACGAGATTTTTCTAAAGTTTCTTGAACACGGAGTAACTCCAAACTCTCACTCAGCTGTTTATCAATCAACTCTTTTTGTTCTGTAAAACGCTCGTCTGCGTATTGACGCTCTAATTCTATCAATTCACGTTTTTTAGCATTGATAGCAGTTTGATCTTTGAAACTCTTTTCATTAAGAATATCTAACTGATTTTCTAAAATACCTTGGTTTAAACCACGTGCTGCTTCGTTGGCTTTAGCACCAGTTTGGCGACCTATCTGAGCTATTTTTTGTTGAGCTGCAGCATTTCTAGCCTGAGCTGCCGCTAATTTACGCTCGTTTTCAACGTCTTTTTGTCCTATTTCAAAACGTTCTTTACTCAATGCTAAAGCTTTAGTAGCAATATCTAAACGTGTTTTGTCAGCAACAATTCCTTGTTTAGCTACTTCATTTGCATTCTTATTAAATATGTCCTGATTGAGTATTTCCAATTGGAACAATAGAGCTCTTCCCTGTTTTTCAAGCTGTGCAGTTTTGATTTTCTCAGCATCAATTACTTTTTGAGATATTGTATAGTATTCAATAATAGATCCAGCCGCAGCTTTAACAGCTAAGTTAAAGTTTTGTGCTCTTCCTTGAACAATAGAGTTAGCTTTACCAAAGTCGCCCCCCGCCTTTA